CCGCTCGGGCTACGGCTGGCAGCCGGTACGGTGTTGCTGATACCGTCCATGCTGTTATTTATCTTTTTCAATAAACGATTCATCAAGGAATTAAATTTAGGAGCGTTAATCAAATGACCGAAGAACAATTAACCAAATCACTCGCGATACAGAAGGAAGCGATTCACCTCGACGAAGGAATACAGCGGCTATCGGGCAAGGCCGTCTATGTCGCAATCTTCGCAGAGAAACCCGACACCATGACCACATGGAAAATGAGCAAGAAAACACAGAAAGCGTTCACCGATGAACTGACAGCACAGCACGAAAAGAAACGGGAGCAATTCAAAAAAGTATGAAAACAGTAATGATAATTCTCGGCAAAGGATTCAGCAGCAGGATACCCGGTAAGAATCTCAAGGACTTCTGCGGACACCCGCTCATCGCATGGTCAATCGTGCAGTCGGTCAACTCGCGGATGGTAGACGAAACGTGGGTCACTACCGAGAGTCAACAGGTCGCGGAGGTATCAGAACACTACGGCGCAAAGGTGATGTTCCGAGGGTATCAGGATAACGACTTCACGCCGGGAACTATCCCGATGCAGGAAGCGGTAAAACGCCTACTCGACGACGGGGTGATCGGGCTTGACGATTCGGTGATATGTCGGCTATGCACCACGCCGCACCTATTACCGGGAGACGTTGATCGGTGCGTTGCTCAATACGAGTGGTTGTTTTCTCTCGGCTATCGGGGGTTAGGCGTTGCGGCGAGATTGAGGACACACATCATATCGAAATGGATCGGTCCGGGGCAGTACGTCAGTATCGGTAGGGAGTGGCAAGCGCACAACGACTACAGCATTTTAAAGCACTTAGCATTTATCGGGATTCAACCAGCGTCGGCGCTATTGCCGACAGATGAACCAATACCGTTGGTTGGGAACGTAACAAAAAGCGTGGGGCATTTCTTCGAGGTGCAGCCGTGGCAGATGCAGGACATGGACACGTTCGATGAATGGGAAATGGGCGAACTGGTTGCAAATCACTATATTCTAAAAGGCAAAGACATGATGGAGGTCTACAGTGAAGTTGATAAAAGTACCAGAACCGATACGGACAAAGGGCCAACGGCTTGAATACGACAGGCAGACCACGGAGATGCACCTCGTACATGATGCGATATTCGCAATAGAAAACCACCGATATATCTATGAGGATTTCCGGAGGCACTTTCACAACACGTTCAAGGCTACCCGAAAGCGGCTATTAAAAGAGATCTGGGACTATATCGATTGGAAGCGGGGGCGGTTAGGACACGGCGAAGATTTGCTGTCGGCCAAGAACGAAAAGGACGGCGCTTGCGCTTGTATTGTGATAGCGTCAGGGCCGAGCCTCAATAAGGCACTGCCGATACTAAAACACTGGAAGGGTGGGATTATCTGTTCGGCTTCGCAGTATTCCACATTGGTATACCACGGAGTGCACCCGGATTATGTAGAGGCGTTCGACACAAAGACACCGCCGCAGTACCTAAAGGTGCCGGAACGGGACTATGAAAAGACCACGTTGATTGCACGGGTAGATTCTGACCCTCGGTTACTCAGAGAATGGAAAGGCCGAACGCTGTACAGCCTCATGGAATCGACTGACCAGTTGTATAGCGACATTCTACCGGCAGCATATCAGTGGATAGGTGCACGGTCGTACCCGTTTGGATGCACACCACCGACGCAGATAAGCCACGCGACACTGCTCGGATACGGGCACTTGTACCTCGCGGGTATGGATTTGTGCTATAATGACGATCAGTTGCGGCTTGAGGAATATTATTGGCATGACGAATGGGTACGCCGGGAATGGACGATCACGCCACACAACGCAGAAAATAGGGGCGACATGATCACGGAGGAAGGCTACAAGACATCGTGCCTACACGAATTCTACAGGGAGCAGATCCTATCTATGTGCTGGCTCGAAGACGTGACAATAACGAACTGCTCACCGGGGCTACTCGACCGATACTTACCGAACGCCGACATTGCCGAAGTAATCAAAGAACAGGGCCGAAATCTTTTCCCTTCCTCGTATGTAGAACAACGCCGGAAGAACATCGGCGCGTACCTATTCAGCCGCGGATACTACTGGTGCCCGACGAGCGAAGGCCGATTCGTTCCGCTATCGTTCGATAGCGTAGAAGAAATATTCGAAACAGCAGAAGCATTGCCGCAAGAACAACAGCAACTTATACGGAAGGACGTTGCGACATTGGCGGCTCGGTACGAACGTACAAAAGGGGTATGGAGTGACTAGGTTAATAGTGCCTTTCCACCAGCGTGAAGCATGGGACAGGGAACAGGAAGCCAGACGGATTAAAAGCCTTGCTGTAGCAAACGCCGCATTTTCAAAACGTCAGATGGAATACTCCGAAATGGACAACGCTCAACTCAGGTCGGCCGGGTTGCTTATAGACCGTAGGGATAACAACGATGCGACGTAAGAAAAAACCCGCGCCGATAATACCCTGTATGGTCATAGGGCCAACCACGGACAATACGTTGATGATCTTGAAGGAATGGAAATACGCGATACTCGCATCATTCTATCAGCACTACGAGCTCACCCGCCACGGGATAATCGTCACCGATACGATGGACGCAAGCCCCGCCGCACGGATAGCGAAAGCGGCAGAGTTGGGCTATGACCCGATATATCTCGCTGGGCCGGATTGGTTGGCGAACGATTACGGCGAGAAGGTGGCACCGGTAATCTACAAATCAAAGGCCGCGATAATGAACCTCAGTGGTTGCGTATCTACACTACTACCCCAAACGTCAATTACGAAATTGATCAAGTGGTATGAAGACGGGTTGCTTGAAGTGGATTTCATGGACGAAATATCACAGCAAGAACGCGCCGGCCGATGGATGGCCGCACGGGGTATCGCTATGATTCAAGGTGAACAGATACCATTCGGGGATGATTGGGCGCACCTTCATAAAGTGATTACACACCTCGGCTACGATGCCGACAGAGAAGTTGAAAGGGTAAGGAGATACTATGCAAACAGCGAAGATACCTGAACCGACACTGCCGATAGCGAGTCAATCGAATCAAATTGAATCGTTTATGTCGTGGCTAAAAGTCGAACTATCCGATATGCAGTATGGCGAAGTCGGTCTACAGTTCACCGTGCACCACGGCGATGTAGTTAGGGTCAACCAAATTAAAAACATATCATGTAAGGCAGGGTTGAAATGAAGCATCAAGGAAAGAACGTAGTAGTGGGCAACCTCGGAGATAAAGGACTCACCGAAGCACAGCGCAAGACCGAAGAACGGCTGGTTAAGAACATGCTGAAAGACGAACGGCCTATGGAATTCGAGGAAACCAACTTATTCAACCGGCTAACAGTCGAGCACCTCGTACCACGGGAGGCCAATAACTCCCACATGAACCACCGTTGGGTATTCGATGATATGAATCAGGCAGAAATGCAGAAGCTAAAGCACGTATTCCCGAGGATAGGAAACCAGATCCGCAAATATGTGGGGTGGAAATTCGGCAAGCGCAACGGGTTCGGAACTGACCTCGAGAAGTACATGGAAACGCAAGACCACCCCGGCGCAGAAAAGGGTCCGTGTATTGTCATTGGTTCCGGTCCGTCCCTCGATCTACATATTCAGCAGATGGCCGAAGAATGGGAAGGCGGGATCATATGTTCATCGAGCCAATATTCAACGCTGTACTACCACGGACGGGCAGCGAACTATTGTTTGAGTTACGACTACCGAGACTCGCCGGGGAAGATGCACGTTCCCCACGAACACCGCGCTCATAAGAAAACCCGCAAGGTAGTTATGCCCACCCTTATGCCGGATCTCCTACAGCATTGGAAAGGTGAGCGGGTATATTTCCGGACGTTCGATCCATACGTGCAATTCTACGAGACAGTTTTACCAGTAGCCTACCGATGGATTGACGCAACGATTGCACCGTTTGGCTGTTCAGTGGCGGCAGAAATTGCACTGGCACGGGCACTCGGGTATGGGCCAATATTCCTCTACGGGTGTGATCTCAGTTACCCGGGCGGCTACACATATTTTACTCGGCAGCTATGGCAGGAAGACAAGAAGGTGTGGAAGGAAATAAAGAACATCCCGACGCATAAAGAAATGGCCGGAGGGGTCCACCGATACTACGCCGAAGCCATTACCGCACTGGGCTGGCTGGACGGGATAGATATTATCGACTGCTCAAGGGGCGTACTCAATGACGTATTCCCTACATGCGACGGCGAACAGGTAATCCATCAACAGGGTAAGGGGCCTGGGATCGATTATTTGATGGCGACAAAGCAGGAGATCCGCGATAGGCTCGGCCCCGTACTCGCCGGTCAAGGTAGCTTTTGGGTAGAGATCCACGAGGAAGACGGCTCGGTTGATCACAAGATGGTACGCGCCGACCCGAATAATTGGGCAATCGAAATGCGAATGTACATGGAAGCCATACGGCAGAAGGGCGCGAACATCGACATTGACGCCAACCTGAAACAGATCACCGGATGGGTGGACACGTTTAAAAAGACGGGGGGGAAATGGAAGTAGTAAAGATCGTATGTAAAGGCGCTCCTAAAAGAGGGACAAGATGGCTAAGAAACAGCCCGATAAACTTCCCGATAAATTGAGCAAAGATGAACAGACATTTATACACCTCAAATTTGCCGAAGGGCTAACGTTCAACGAGATATATAAGACCATGCACCCTAAGTCTCGCATGAGCAAAAAGAATATGTGTAACCAAGGGTGGAAGACATATCAGAAGATCAAACCAAAGCTGGCATCATGGGCTGAGATATTTGAACAGTACGATGTAGGACCGGACGCGCTAATCAAGGTATACAAAGAAGGGCTAAAGGCGAACCACACAATAGTGATAGGCGGGAAGGTTGCACAGGTGCCGGACCATAGGGCAAGGCTGGCCGCAGCGAAGGAAGTCAAAGACGTACACGGGTTATCAGAACAAACAATCAATCTCAAAACCGAGCAGGCATTACCGCTCATAGTAGTGATGGAAGATGGCGAAGACGAAGACGACAGGCCCTAACGTAGAGCGACTTCTACCAGGGCAGGCGCGGCTTTATAAACTCGAAAAGAAATATAAAGGTTTCATCGGAGGGGTAGGATCGGGTAAGACCAGAGTCGGCGCATTGTGGGCGACTATTCAGGTGCTACACTTCGAGGGTGACGGCATGATCGTTTCCCCTACATATCGAATGCTGGAGGACGTGACACTCAGGGCATTTACAGAATTGCTTGACAGGCTCAATAGACCATACACATACGTTCGTACCCGGCAAGTTGTGACGGTCGGCGACAATTCGGTATTCTTCCGGTCAGCAGAACACCCCGACCGGCTACGTGGGCCTAACCTATCATGGGCGTGGTTGGACGAAGCGGCACTAATGCGTGAGATCGTATGGCCTATCATGATGGGTCGACTCAGGCTGAACGATGCACGGGCACTGATTACCACTACACCGTCAGGGTTCAATTGGGTATATAAATACTTCGTCGAAATGCAGAACGAATCATATGGATTGATACGAGCCAGCAGCAGAGAGAATATCTACCTTGACGAGGACTTCGTACAGAACCTTGAGGCCAGCTATACTTCGGAATTTGCAGCGCAGGAAATCGAAGGGCATTTTGTACTGTTCGAGGGCGCCATATATCCTGAGTTTTCAACCGATGCCGACCACGGGAACGTGCAGGACTTCGAGATCAAAGAGGGATGGGAACGGGTCAGGGCGATTGACTTCGGGTATACAAATCCATTCGTGTGTCTATGGGGTGCGCTCGACGAGGACGGGCGGCTGTATATATATGATGAACACTATATAAGAAACCGCTTGCTTTCCGAGCATGCTAGTAGTATAAGTAATAGAGAAGGGACTTTTACCTGGACGGCGGCGGACTGGGACGCGCAGGGTCGGGCCGAGCTGAACGCAGCAGGCGTATCGACCGTCAGAGCAAAGAAGGACGTTCAAACCGGTATCCAGAAAGTAAAAGCAAGACTACAAAAGCAACCCGACGGATTACCGAGGCTTGTTATTCATCCACGATGCGCGAACTTGATCAAGGAGTTCGGCAGTTACCGGTGGAATCCTACAGAGCGTGGTGGCAAAGAAGAGCCGATCAAAGAGAATGATCACGCGATGGATGCACTCCGGTACATGGTGATGGGAGCCGATCAGGGTGGGTTCGTTATTCTCTAAAGCTGCTATTGCTCAACGCCTCGGAAACTTCGTTAGAAAGTATGATCAAAACTGGTTCGTGCGCTATATCAGTGAAGCACACGGCGAGGACGTTCGCGCCGGTATCGGGATCAACGATCCACTAAAACAACACGCATGGGTCAACATCTCTGTATTCTTCCTGGCCCGTAATTTTGCCCGACCACCATTCCGGCTTATGAAGGGCGACACCGAAATCATATCCGGTCCCGTGTATAAATTATTGCACCATGTAAACCCACAAATGAGTATCTACCAATTATGGGAAGCGACAGAGGCATGGCGCAAGGTAGCCGGTGAGGCGTTCTGGGTATTCGATATGTTCACCCTCGACAAGGGCAAGTTTCCGCAGACTATCAACATTCCATCACCCCGGTACATGACAGAGAAGGTTGACGAGAACGGCGAAATTTCAATGTGGATCTACGAGAATGGCCGGGTCAAGATACCGTTGTTCCCCTCGGAAATGATTCACTTCATGGACTGGAACGCCTGGAATCCATTACGCGGCGTCAATCCACTGATAGCGCAGGACTACGAGCTGGCACAGGATTTCAACGCGAATCAGAATAACCTTGCCATACTGAAAAACGGTTCGATTCCTGGTGGTGTGCTGACGAATAAAAGCACCGGAGATTTCGTATCCAAAGACCAAGCATCGGAGATCAAAGAACGGTGGGAGCAGAAACATCGAGGCCCGACGAAATCCGGCGCCGTTACTGTACTCGGCAGCGGGTACGAGTTCCAGGCGATACAAGAAACCGCACGGGATATGGAGTTCTTTAATCAGAAGAAGTGGAACCGGAACACGATACTGGCACGGTACGGTGTGCCGAAGGTACTTGTAGATATAACCGACGAGAAGGGGCCATTGTCCGGCAGTGACACGCAATCACAAATGCAGAACGTATGGAACAATACCCTCATACCGGATCAGACGTTCATAGAGGCGAAACTAAAAACCGATTTCTTTGATCGATACCGGCTTGATATGACCGGCGAGTTCGACAATTCCAAACTGCCCGAACTGGCAGAGGATAAGAGGGAACGGTCCGATATGGACATAGCCGAGGTTGCCGCAGGGATACAGACTATCAATCAGGTGAAATTACGACGCGGCGAAGATCCGGTTGCATGGGGCGATACGTGGTGGGTGCCTTCGGGAATGCTACCCGCTGAAATGGCAGCGCAACCACGACAACCGATGATTCCACCAGCGAAGACCGTATCAGTTGAAGCACTATTGAATCCACCGAAAGCAATCGAGAGCAACCCGACCGACAACGAAATATACAAGACGCTACACTGGAAAACTGTCGTCAAGTATTGGGAAGCCCTGGAGCAGGAATACACGAAGGCCCTACGAAAATGGTTCTTTGCACAGCGGTCCTACCTCCTCGAACAATTGATCTCGAAAGAAGTCAACGCGGACGACCTGAACGATTGGATCGATTTCAGCTATTGGCTGGAACAGGAAGCGCAACTGCGGGATTTCAGCAAACCGCTATTCGCGGCAGCAGTGGTAGAGACCGGGGATAATGTGTTCCGGCTGTTCACGGATATGGGAATTGTGTTCGATGCACCGAACTGGTCGATCATGAACACCGGGGCCATAGCGAAGATTGAAACACGACTGACGAATATTGGCGGCGTGGTAAAGACGATACGCGACCATGTAGGCGGGGTGGTCGAAGAGGCATTGCGCGAGGGTTTGAGCGAAAAGGCAACGGCTGAACTCTTACGCAATACCTACAACATCGCAAGCAACCGCGCACCCACCATAGCGCGGACGGAGATCGGAGGGGTCATAATGGATGCACGAGACGAGGCGTTTAAGGACGTAGGGATAGAGTACACGGAATGGTCAAGTTCAAGAGACGCGAAGGTTAGGGCCACGCACCAGATCGACGGCGAGATAGTTGCAATGGGCGAGACGTTTTCAAACGGTCTATTGTATCCGAACGATCCAGCGGGGCCAGCCGAAGAGGTTGTCAATTGCCGGTGTATAAATCTACCGGTAAAACCGGAGGATGCAGAATGAATAGAGTCATAGTTAAAGGTCTTGACGGTAGCCTGGGGCCGCAGTTTTTTACTGATACCGACCTTGCCGATTGGTTCAAGGCCAACACCGACGACGAAGGGAATACCACCGACGAGATTATTCTCTTCGAACAATGTGAGGTCAAAGAAGAAGGCGAGGCATTTACCTTTGTGCTGACCGACTACACCGCCGACCGCGACAGCGAACGGATCGACCCCGAAGGGTGGGATCTCAAGCAGTACAAGAAAAACCCTGTTGTATTTTGGTGCCATCAATCTAACGTGCCGGCCATTGGCAAGATCAGCAACTTGAAAAAAGTCGATGTGAAAGCCGACAGTAAGAAGGGGATAGTCGGCAAGGTGACGTTTGATCAGAACGACCCATTCGCCGTGCTGATAGAGGGCAAGGTAAAGAACGGGTTTCTGTCGAAGGGGTCAGTAGGTTTCAGGTCGAAGAAAGTAGAGATCCTCGACGAGCCGGGACCGGATGGGGTGTGGCTCATTCACCGAAGCCAAGAACTGTATGAGTTTTCAATCGTCAACATACCGAGCAATCCGAACGCCACGGTGTTGAATGCCGGGGAATGGGAAGGCAAACTCGACGAGCCGACACTGGTGCCAACGAGCTTAATCCAGATAGGCGGAGTGCCCGAATACGCAGAGGCAATCACTGTGGAAACTATAACGCCTGAGGAATACGGCAAATACATATTGGAGATTGAAACGAAGATCGACATGCTCAATGCGCGACTTGATTCGTTTTTCAATGATAGGGATTCATCGCTATCGGATTTTATCTTTGAGGAGAACGAGGGTCGGGAAACCAGCGACCCAAAAAACCGGGATACCAGCGGTTTGGATTATATGTTCGACGAAGGGGAAGAGGCCGACAGCATACACGACATATTAGCAGGAGGCTAAATTATGAAAGACAAATTTAAAACAGCAGCGGACATAGAAGACTATGCCACCGAAGTTGACGAGAAATTGGCAGCGATCACCGAAACTCTCAGGGTCACTCGGGTAGAGAATACCGAGTTGAAAGAAAACCTTGAAACAGCAGTTGCCGACAGTGCCGCTATAATCGAGAACATGAAGAGCTTGACTATAGCGGCCAAGGCCAAAGGGTCATGGAAAGAGCAGGACACACCGATTGCCGCCTGTTACGGCATAGGCACATTCGTTCGGCATTGTGCCGAAGCGCGCTTCGGGAACAAGGGTGCCCTGAACAAACTCGGGGAAATGGGCAGTCGAATGGTACTCGGCGATCAGACCACGAAGGAAGTTATGCTTCCGGGTTCCGAAGAGAAAGCCGGACTTTCCGCTTCGCCCCTAACGGGTGACGATTCGATTGGATCTTACAACGGCTCGTACACTCTGCCGGTACAGTACAACTCGGAAGTGCTGCGGGTAGCACTCGACAATTCAGCCATGATGGGCCGCGTTCGCAGCGTACCCGTCCCGGCGATCACCGCGTACTGGCCCACTACGGTTGACGAGTTGGCGTTCACTAAGCTGACAAATCAGAACACCGACAAGACCGAAGACACTTTGACCTTCGGTCAGTTGACTCTCACGACCGAGATATACGCCGCGTTTATCGCCATCGTTGAAGAGTACGACGAGGATTCTCTCGTGGCCATCGGCATATTGGTTCGGGATATGTTCGGCGAAGCATGGGGCAAGAAGTTCGATACCCTCTGCCTTTCCGACAGTACCTATGGTGCAATGTTCACCTCGGGCATTCTTAGCCAGGTGATGGAAGTAGGTGACTCGGCATTTTCAAACCTGGACATCGACGACCTGAACGACATGGTGCCGAATCTTACGACCAGCGCGAAGCGTGCAGGGATCGAGTACTTCATGCACATTACCAACTTCGACACAATAGAAAGCGAGAAGGACGCCGACGGTAGTTATGTTCTCAGAACACCTGCCGAAGGCGCACCGAGACGGGTCAAGGGAATCGAGGTAGTAACCACCGATGGTATGCCAGCACTTGCCGACTCTGCCGCTTCGACCGCGTTCATTGCATTGGGCAACCCGCGTCACATAATCAATGGTACACGTGTACCCTTTGAGTTCAGGGTTTACGACCAGACTCAGAGCAACATGGAATCCGGTCAAGTTTTCCTCAGGGTCCGGGTGCGGTCAGCGTTCGCGCTTTCCAATGCATCCAACTGGGTTAAACTCGTTACCAACGCTTAGAACTAAAGAGGCGCCGAAGTAGGGCGTTATCCTAACAAGGGATTCTTTAGTCATGGAGGCAAAACATGGGATCTAATGTATATCTGGAAGACGTTGCGAGTTACGGGTACGACACCGAAGCTGCCGCAACTGCTATTCGACTCGACATTCCCGGCAAGGCTGGCAAAAGAATTGCCATCCGCGCATGGGGTGCACAGTGTGGCGCGACCGCCACCTATATGTACTTTATGAGGGTACTTGGTAGGACAACGGTCAACGGGGCGCAGGCCTCCGGTATCACGACTCAGATCGTGCTTACCGACGCAACCTATGGTGGGGCAACTCTCGCCACTAACGACTGGTTGGCGTTCAAGATGGACGACGGCACGGTTCATTTCTCGTACGTGACCGGTGGTACTTATCGATCACTCACAATCAACGACGCGCTCGACGACACTATGGCCGATGGTAATGAAGTGTGGGCGTTCATGGCATATGGCGACGAGGGGCATCTTAAGTACAAGCTGACTACCTCGGCACAGACTACCGGGGAACTTGACGGTGGTATGTTCTATGCCGATGCGAAGGGCGATCCGATGATCGTCTACCACGCAAACGATGCCGCTGTTGCGGGATCAATCGACTACGTTACGGTCGATTTCATCAATAAATAGGGATATGGGGGCTTCGGCCCCCTGCCCATTGGAGGAAGGCATATGCTGACAAGACTAACCTTTGATATTCAAGTAAAGCGCCCCGGCAGGACACACGATTTCCAAACAGGTGACGTAGTGAACCTCGATCGGTGGCCGGAAATTGAGAAGGCCATAACGAAGAAAAGCAAGCGTCAGGTATCGCCCTCGAATAAGATGGTCACGGACATAGAGGAAAAATAAATGCCGCACATAGAGACGTTAGACACCACTAATAATCTGGTCGATATAGATGAGGTTATGCACTTCCTCGGTATCGCTGATCCAGCAGAAGAACGTCTAACCGATCTCATAAACGAGGCATCCATATGGTTCAACAACGAATGTGATAGGCAGTTAAAGAGCCGGTCACAGACAGAGTACCACGACTATCAAGATTCACCGGTTCTTTATCTCGACCATCCACCGGTATCAGCAGTGACGCTATACACAAATTCATCAATACCCAGGGCATACGGAACCGACGACATTATCGCAGCGGACAACTACGAAATCTACACCGAGGACAATATCGGGAAACTGGTATTAACCAACGCAACGTTCGACTTCGGTCGGCGTACTATAAAGGTGATATACACTGGTGGATTCTCAACGATACCGGCAGACCTAAAATCCGGTGTATTGAACCTGATAGGCCAATGGTATTGGCTGAACAAAAACAATGCGTTTGGAGTTACCGCCCACGATAGGCCGGAAGGCAGCGGGGTAACGATAGATAGGGATCTTCCAACGCAGACAGTCAGAGCAGTAGCGCGGTATCACCGTAATGGGTGGATCGTGTGAAACTAACATTCGAGCAATATCAGTCAAAGGTGAAGCGATGGACCCGCAGATACCCCGACGCTATAGTCCAGGCGTTCAAAGAAGAATTACCATACTTGGTCGGGGATGCTGTTCGGACGCACTTGAGCGGCCCACGTATGGCGAAAGGCAAGGGCAGTAAGGCCAATGCAACACTGGCACGACAGAGCGGGTTCTTGGCTCGAAGCATACAGGGCCGTATACGGAATGCAGCCAGTAGGGTGATAGGCCAGATTGGTACGAAGTTAGGACCATACCCGAAGCTGCACGAAGAGGGTATCGGCAAAATGCCGGAGCGCCCTTTTCTCGCACCTACCGTGAAGCGCAATAAAAAGCGGGTTATGCAGGAAATCTTGAAACGTATCATAAGGTCATACAATGCCCAGCGGTAGACAGCAGATAATGGATAGAGTGCTTGTGATACTCCCAGCGATCACAATCGCCAACGGATATAATACTGATGTTGCATACGTCACCGAAACAGCACACCAGTACAACGAATTGAAACCGAAAGAAATACCGGCACTTGTTCCGGTTGATCTTGATGAAGAGAGGGACATGGTGGCGTTCCCTACAGGTTCGTCGTATGGGCAGCGCGGTATATTGACTTTGAGAATTTCCGCTGTGGTGTACGATAGGCAAAATGATACGAGAACCAAGCGCCTGAACCTTATGCGTGATGTAGAAAAAGCATTATTGAATGATGCGACATTAGCGGCGTTAGGCGTAGACATTGAACCAACGCGGATAATAACGGACGACGGTACAATCCAATACTATTCGATGTGGGATCAGTTTTTCAGTATCACGTATTATTATAACAGAACAGACGGAGGATAATTATGAGTATCAGAGTACCTACAGCGGGTAAAGTTTCAATCGAAACTAACACAGTATCCGAATATGTCAACGGCGAATTGACTGTTGATATAAACATTGCCGACACTACGCCTATCGGACAGTCGTGGAGCAGCGGAACGGAAGTCGGCAGAAGTTGGTCATTCAATGCAACGCACAACTATGACCCAGAGAACACAGCACAAGCGGCATTACTTACGGCTATGACTTCGGGCGATGCGGCGTTTACTACGGTGGCGATCTACGGCACAGCGGCGGGGAACTTCTTTCAGGGTTCTGCGAAACTGACAACCGCAGGCGTTAGCAAAGGAACAGGCGGACCGGATCAGATTACATGGTCGGTTCGAGGCAACGGAGCATTGACATACACAACATAAGGAGCAGTGATGTTTGACGTAGAATTGGGCGCACCCGAATGGGATTACACGCCAAAGTTCAAAGGCAACGATAAGGCAGACAAGCCGGGGTCCGTGAGGCTCCGGCTTTTATCTGTAGAAGAGCAAGAAGAATGTCTGGGGTTTGGGGCTAAACTTGACCGGGCTAAAATGTTCACCTACGGGGTGGTTGAGTTTAAAGGGTTTAGCGTCAGAGGCAAACCGATCAAGACGGCGGCGGACGTACTCGAGACACAAGGTCAACTGTATGGGCTATTCGCCGAAGTGTGGATCGAGATAAATAACAAGTTGTTTTTATCTGAGGGCGAAGTAAAAAACTAACACGGGCGTTCTGGGCAATCCAGGGGGATGGAGACATTGAACAGTTATGCGAACAGAAACACGGCAAGTGCACCGGGAGATCCTTATATCCCTGGAACGTTGGAAACACTACCGTCAACGTCTGCCCCGTCCCTCTTGTGGCTGGTAGCGCCCTTGTCATTCAATTTTTCAACAGGTACAAAATGTTCGGCTTACCCGAGCTATCTAACTACAAGCCGAGTTGGTACGGTCTACCCGCTCGGTGGGTTCGTATCCTGATGTTGTTAGAAAGCGAAGCCGGGAAGATTCAATCGGCACGAATCGAGAACCGGAGAAGCCCAAAAGGGACATGGGATCAACTGCAAGGTGCAATCCAATAAGGGGGAGTCATGGCGGACAGAGACCAAGTATTTGTTGACATAGTAACCGAAACCAAAAAATCCGTAAAATCTCTCGCCATGTATACTGCCGGGATCACGGCGGCATATCTTGCAGTCAAGAAAATGCTCCGTGTTGTCGGTGATCTGAAAGACGCATACGCCGTGCAAGAGCGATCGGAACGGAAACTACAGGCAGCGTTGAAGGCCACCAATTATGCGGTGGGTATATCGTTCACGCAGATGAAACGGTTTGCCACGCAAATGCAAAAGACTACCGGTATCGGTGACGAGTTAATTCTCGGCGCTCAAGGTCTCATGACCACGTTTACAAAGATAGGGAAGAACGTATTCCCCGACGCGATTAAGGCCGCTGCGGATATGTCAGTCATGTTCGGTCAGGATCTTGAACAGTCTGTTATATCGTTAGGCACCGCATTGAATGACCCGATTGTCGGTGTCGGCAGATTGCGCAGGATTGGTATTTCATTCACCGAAGACCAAAAAAAGATGATTGCCGGATTCGTTGAAGCGAACGACATCATGAGCGCACAGAAAGTTATACTCGACGAATTATCAGTTGAGTTCGGCGGAGTAGCCGAGGCGATTATGGTCGGTCCGGTCGGCGCGTTGGAAATGCTGACCGGGCAACTAAACGACCTCAAGGAGAAAGGCGGTAGGGCACTTCTTGAATTCTACGAACCAGCGATACAAGGATTTCTACGTTTAACCGAAAGTATCAACGACACGTTGACGGCGAAAGAAGCATTGAACGCGGCGCTATCCGGTACGGGTACTGACTATGAAACGGCTATAGGGATACAAGAAGTCAGGCGGCGAGAAGCACAGCAAAACTATGCAAAGTTCAAAGCAGAAATGACAGAGGTATACGGTGGTATTCCCGCTGGATATGCTGACGAACAAAATAGACTACTCAACGAGAT